AGATTTAGCATGTTGACCAGACTTTTTGCCTTTTACCGTGCCAGCCTTTTGTAAGGCATTTCCGAATAAAAGTACTTTTTCGGTGATGGTGGTTTTACCCGCATCGGGGTGCGAAATGATGGCAAAAGTTCGCCTTCTATTGATTTCATTAGACATTTTACTTGGTACTACTTCTTAATCTGATTATTTGTACGCATACTTGTACACAATAATAAAAGTGACTTAGTTTTCTTCTTTTTGGTTTTGATTAAAAGAAGCGCTATAAATGATAATTTTGCGAACATTATACGCTGAACCTTTAACAACAGCAAAATAGCGATACAACTGAATTTATTATTTTTCAATTTATTGCTTTCATACCCAAAACCTTTCAATATTTTTGTAGGCAATGTGGCAAGCATAATTTTTCCTTAGATATAAAAAGGCCTGAGATATTCAGGCCGGTTAATTGATTAAGTTATTGCTCTGTCGATATTATTGAAAATACTTGGCTGATAACATTTTGAGGTACGTGGTACCTTGAAGCAGAAGTAATTTCGACTCGGTAACTAAAATCACTGCTTGATGAATACCCATCTGCAAACGTTGATGAACCTGAACAAATCTCAGTAACATCATATCTGCCAGTTTCTGAATTTAAACGACTAGTTGTGGTCCCATTAAAAGTACCATTAGTTATAGTTACCCAAGACCCAGAACCTACCTTTCTTTGTAACCTCCACCCAACGCTAGGCTGTACCATTGTGCCAGGTGATGATTTTGAGCTAGTAGCTTCCAGTGAATACGAAATAACAATGTTTTTACTTTTATTATTTGTGCCAAATGGGCCAATTTCTACGGGGTAAAGTCCAACGGTATAAATATTTTTATCTGAGGTAGACACTCCATTTTTCAGAACTCCAGCACTGAGCGAACCACCAAAATATGCATCACCAAATTTCGTACGATAAGTTATAGCATTTGATTTAGTGCAGTTTGCTATATTGCCAACATCTGGACCAAACCAATCGATAAACTCATTATTGGCGCCAAAGCCTGGTCCATAAACTGATAAGTACCCTCCCTCACGTTGGATCAGTGTTTTATTTTGTAATTCTCCAATAAAGGCTGAATTCATAAAAACCTGACCATTTTCTACAACAAATGGAGTTGTAATAGTCGACGCCCCAGAAATTTTATTAATTATGGCAAATCTATCTGCAGTAAATAAAACCTGTGATTGCATACCTACTGGCGAATTCTCTACGCCGATCGCCATGCCTGCACCATAGTATTTACCGTCGGCAGTTACCCCTACTTTAACTGAGTACATGGCTTGCAATTTGCCATCTAACTGAGCTAACGCGGTCGAGGTTTGCTGAACAGCAGATGCATTATTACCTGCTGACGCTTGGACGGTATCTACTCGTTGACCTAAGGCACTATCCGCATTCGCTCGAGCGGTTTGCTCGGTCTGAATTGCGGCAGCATTTTGAGTCGCTTTAGTATTGGCTGCTGTGGCGCTGGCTTGAACTGTTGTGATGTTTTGCGCTAAGGCACTATCTGCGTTCGCTCTAGCGGTTTGCTCGGTCTGAATTGCGGCAGCATTTTGAGTCGCTTTAGTATTGGCTGCAGTGGCACTAGCTTGTACTGTTGTGATATTTTGCGCTAAAGCACTATCTGCGTTCGCTCTAGCGGTTTGCTCGGTCTGAATTGCGGCAGCATTTTGAGTCGCTTTAGTATTGGCTGCAGTGGCACTAGCTTGTACTGTTGTGATGTTTTGCGCTAAGGCACTGTCAGCATCAGTTCGAGCTATTTGCTCATTTTTTATTAACGCAGCATTTTGGTTAGTTATGGCAAAAACTGTCGATATTTGACTTGCCAGTGATTCATCAGCCGTTACTCGTGCGTTTTTTTCGATCGTAATTGCCGCTTGATTATTAACTAACGTCGCTGAAACAAAATCAATACTAGTAGCTAACGCTTCATCTGCAGAAGCGCGAGCATATTGCTCTGACCAAACCCCGGCAAGTACTTCAGTGGTTCCAGCATCCCAACTCATATCACCAGAAAGAGGCGGATTAACTTGAGCAAAAATACCATCCACTCTAGCGGCTTGCGAAACGAGTTTATCGTCTATGGTATCAATTGACGTTTCCACAGTATCAAGACGCACAGTTAAAGCAGATACTGCTTCACCGAGCGAAGAATACTCACCAATTTTCGTCCAGTATGTTGTGTTGGTTGGTAACGTCCCTGCTGGTACGGTTTGTTTTGCTGAATATAACTTACCCTGATATTTAACTAACTGCCCAGATAAATATGAGGCTGTATTATCCCATTCTCCCGCGCCACTTATATCGGCGATTTCTGCCTGCATTTGCGATATTTGTGACTGTGTTTGAACTAGCGACGTTTCAATATCTGGTATTTTGTCAGATTCAATCTTTATGATGGGGATGAGCTCTATTTCACTTAGTAGTTCTTGACCCAGTGCTGATGACGTTATCCGTTTGCTAAAGTAATCATCATATTCTGTTTGATCTGTTGATGATTTACCGCTGACAAAATTTGACCATGGACCTACATTACCTGAGCGATCAACCAAGCGAGCCCTGAACCAAAAGCTAGAACCAGCACTTAAGCCTGTCATTGTATGAGTAGCAATTGGGTATGCAAAATCACCGAGCTTGATCATACCGAGGTCGCTGTTATTGGGCCCGTATTCAAGCTCGGTTCTAAGCGTATCTTCTGCACCTGCAGGAAATAGCCAGTTAAGACTAATACCAAAAACCAAAGGCATAGCTGTAAAAGATGCAACTGCAGGGGGCAACCCCACTTTACCTGTAATGTTAGTTAGCGCGGATGACTTTGGTACCGACGAGACATCAACTGAATTGATAGCGCGGACTCGAGCAATATACTGTCCAGTGTAAACCCCGCGAATATCAATAGATGTACTGCTCGTTTTTGGTAATTTTATCCATTCACCACTGTCTTTTCGCCATTCAACATCATAAGCCACAGCATTTTTGGCAGACTCCCATTGAATTGTCATAGTAGTGACAGCAAGCGTTTGCTCAGTAAAAACTGACTGAGAAATGGTAACGCTTGCAGGTGCTTCTTGTGCTCCAACGGGTAGCTTACTGATTGGCCTTTCTTCTAATCTTGCCCCTGTATCGATGTAAGGATATTTACTGGGATTATGCTCTACAGCCGTGATCTCATATTCAATACTATCGCTGTCGGCTTTGCCCACGCGCAGCACTCTAAATTGTTGCAAATTTAGCTCGTCAGACTCAACAGACCACAAAAGTTGAGGCAATGGCGTTTCACTGTATTCAGTAGAGACTGTTACGATGCGCCCATTAACCGATTCAATCGTTCTTGCTTCAGCTTTTCCCGCTGGCAGGTTAATAATAAGTCTATCGTTAACAGCAATATTTGCAGCACGGTCTAACGTAATCTCTTTTCCACTTACAGCCGAAATTCGGCCACCAATACGACTTCCTGCAATAAGCTGATCGGCAACCCCAATAACAAAGCCAGGCAACGGAATATTGCCGTCCATTCCTACTTTAAAGTTGACTGCACGGTCGTTGTTATTAGTATAAATGGCCCACTTGCCACGACGCTGTGCCTCAGATTCTCTGGTGCAACCTAATGCTGACAATTCAACAACGTTATCACCATAACGGCGTTGCAATGCTTGGTCTGATACTGAGGTGACATCAGATTCGAATGCATTATCAGGATTATCCCAGCTGATCAGTGCGCGGGTATATTTTACCTTTTCACTACTTGATGAATAGCTAAACTTACCATCAATAACATTGGCATTATTGTAGGTGAAATCCATATCTCGCGGCATATCTGCAACAGAATACATCTGCCCATTAGACCAATAGGTCATCCCGCGGTAAATCGATGCCAAATCACGTAATACCTGCCATGCTTCTGTCGCTTGTTGAATATAAATATTACAGATATAACGAGGCTCTGTGCCTCCTTTGCCATCGGGTACCAACTGATCACAATATTGAGCGATATTGTAAAGCTCCCACTTATCCACCAGCGCTGCAGTTATTCTTCTGCCAGTACCAAAGCGATCATCCAGTATAATGTCGTAACTCACCCATGCAGGGTTATCAGTCCACTCAACTTTAAATGACCCATCCCACACACCAGAGTAAGTTCTAGTCGGTGGGTTATAATTTGTCGGCACTTTTACCTTGCGCATATTAGGTTCGCACGACACCACTGGAATATTCTGGAATTGGCTAGCGTCAAACTCAACATAAAGCAAAGCGGTATTAGGGTACTTAAGCTTACGATCAATAACATCAGTGATCGCAGAAATCTGCATGGTATCGGCTACGCGATTATTATTTTGATTGGCAGTTAACCGGCGTAGACGGATCTGCCAACTATTACCCACAGGCAAGTCAATACGATGGCTTCTTTCATAAGCTTGTGTCGTTTTTCCATCAACAGCCGTATTTAGCACTGTTTGATAACTTCCTCCATCAGTCGAAATATCAATTGCATAAGTAATGCGATACCCGGTCACATCACCATTATCAAGTTGCTTTTGTAATGCAGGCCAACGAAAGCGCACTCGCACAGCAGAAAGTAATGAGTTAGTAATGGCGCGGGTATAAGGCTGATCTGATTTTAACTCAATACCTAAGGCAACTTCATTTTCAACGGATGGAAGCCCTGGGATATAAGTTTGATGGACCGAGCCTGGGCGGAAGTCCCAAATAACACCCGGGAAGTTTTCTACATCATTAGCATCTAGCAAGGGGGTGCCATCAAGAAACACATTTTGACCCGATAACTGCCCGTCAAATTCGCCTTCACCAATTGCGAGTAATATTTTAGCTTTAGCGATAGAACGTAAATCATCAGGAGATTCTACTGGAGTACGTTGATCGGACTCTCCACCTTTAGCGCCATTAATAGTCAATTGACGTTCTGTTATTGCTGGTATGCCCATATTATTTACGGCTCCTGTTGTCCGTTACTTCCGCCACTGCCACCACTGGTTTGCACTGGGCGCTTTGAAACTGTGATGTCTTCAGCATAAATACCAGCGCTGATAATGGCGCCACCAATCCGGCGCTTGCCATAACCAATACCAACAGGGTTACCCGCTGCGGTAGTATTAACGGCACCACCAAAGGCATAACTAGGGGCGTTGTCACTAGCCTCTCGCCCTTTCAACCCTTTAGCCTGAGGACTGAGCATTTGCACAACGCCACCAGCGACCATTGCAATTCCCGGAGCCATTAGCGCCCCAAACCCAGGGATAAATGATGCAACAATAAGTACTGCACCTAATATTGTTTGTAGAATACCGCCACGTTTGCTGCCTCCAACAACAGGTACAATACGGATTTCATTTGTGCCACTTAAATCAAATTCATCTTGGCCAGTGTTTTTACCATTTCGAAATATCGCATAACGCAAACCTAACTTTGCCTGTTCTCTAATAAACTGCTCAAACCCTTGAAGCGTATTTTTGATGGCACTAAAGGCTTCTGATGTAGTGCCCGTTTCGAGCAATCGCTTATGTTCGCGGCCAAACCTCTTGGCCAATGAGCCAGATAATTTAATCGTAGTGAATTTAGTGCTCATAATTACTCTCGGATTTTAGATAAAAAGCCACCTTTCGGTGGCTTATGGCTCGTATTGATGTTCTATATTATTGCAACGTTAAGGAATAACGATTATATCGAAAGTGGTTTTAACGGACTTTTCGCTTCAATCTCTGTCATATTGCGACGTACATTCACTGAAAATGAAAAACCGTCACGTATATGGTCTATCATTTTGGTGCCTGCTGGCGAGTTAAGTAAGCTAAAAACCTCGTACAACTTATATTGATCAAAATACTTTTTTAGATATTCCATATGGGTACACAGCGCTTTAATGTTATGGATTTCATATTGATTAAGCTGTTGTGGTAATAACACTTCAGCCTTGGCAGCGGGTAAATACTCGCCATCCAATGCTAACTTATGCACATATTCTACTGCTTGAGTTAATTGCGCTTTATCTAATTGATCAAGATGCTCAATATTAAATCTTTGGTGGATCATGCTGTAAGCATCTGGATACATCAGGCCTTTTTTTGACACCAACAAGTTAACGGCATTACGTAGCGGTGTGCGTTCATCGGTGGTGGTCTTTTTGTAAATTGTGCCGCTGAGTTGCTTTGCCATCCAATTAAAGGCATTGATATAGGCCTCTTTGATCATCGCGGCCTTCTTGCCCGTAAAGCCCATTACCAGAAACATAAAGCCGTCTTTGGTCATTTTATACATAGGCAGATTACGGCCTGTTGAGTCTTTATATTCACTGGGCGTAAAATTGCGCTCAGTGAAATCTTTAGAACAATCAATACATTCAAGCTTACGCAGCACATCCTTGTGCAACTTTCCAAAAGCTTCTGCAACATTAATTGACGTAGTTATTAATGCGCCATCTTGGGCTAACACTAGATGATTTAATGATTGAATTGTGCTAACGTAATTCATGTTCGATTCCTTGCTTGGTACGGACGTTGTTAAAGAGGCCTCAACTGTTCTAGCAGTTGGGGCTTCATTCTTTATGACGGTCATGCGGCTACCCCTTCACTCACTAACTTCTCACAAATCCACGCCTCACCCACTGGGGTAAACATGGCCTGTGAATAACCTTGGTCTGTTTGGCGTAGCTTTCCAAAGCCTTTATCAATAAACCACTGTTGAAACACTCTGCCGCGTTTAATGGCGTGGCTATAAACGTCATGCTCATCCAAAAACTTATTTAGGCGGACGGCTGACAAGTTATGCTTTTGAGCCACTTGGCTTGCATTCATTAACGTGTCACGCACCACCAGCCGATCGAAAAACTCCACTTTAGGCGCTTGTTGCTCAAGCAACTTAGCTTGGTTAGCGGCGAGTTGCAGTGCTTCTGAAAATGAATGCGGAATCTGCGAGTAAAGCTTAGAATGCTTTGCTTCCAACTCTTGCCAGCGATCCACCAGCCTCGCGGTAAACTCAGGTGAAAGCTGAGCAACAACGATGATGCTATCGCGCTTGCCTTTCTCGCCGGAGAATACATAGTGTTTTGACTTCGAATTTTTGCTTAAGCTGTTGATGTTCTCGAAAACCCCCATTGGGGGAAGTTGAATTGCCCCATTTTTTGCCAAGCGTTCGATAGACTGCTTTACTTTGTCATGACGAGATCCAACTAGGTTGGAAATCTCTCCACTGGTCATGGTCAATTGGTTACCGGTTATTAAGTTCATGCTGCCTCCTGATTTTTCCCTTTTAACCCGTATGCTTTTTCTAGCTGGTGACAAACTTCACTGTTCATTGTTCTGTTACTTAAATCTGCGGCTTTCAATAACAACAATTTTAATTCTGGGCTAAGCCTAAATTTAATCTGCGGGTAATCACGTACTTTCATATATTCCTCCAAAGCGAATGGCGCACGGTGCGACATGCTAAGTATGCGCACGGTGGGGCATTGAAGTCAACCCCACCGTGCGCCATAATATAAAAAAGAGGTGAATATGCGCGAACATCCACAATTAAGATTAAGAGTTGCACCTGAGCTTAAAGAGCAAATAGATCAGTCAGCTAAGATGAACGGTAGGTCGATGAATGCCGACATAGTGCATCGATTAGAGATGAGTTTTGTTGTAGAGCAAAACCCAGCAGCTGCCAGTTTGTTACATGACGACGCATTGGGAAATTTATTAGCCCCAACACTACCTGCCTCTATTGCAGGCAAGATTGCTAGGCAAAATACTGATTCTGGTATTGCTTTAGCATCAATTTTTGTCGATGAGATTAACGAGCTGATCAATAGCGCAATTGTTATAGGGAAGCGCAAAATAGAGCTAGATACAACAAAACTAACTTGCACAATGCCAGCAACCGATACTGAAATATTCAGTGCATTAACATTAGTTGAAAAAGTATTTGATGAGGCTGGCTACATTATTGAATTAGTTAACGGGGTGATTACCATATCGTATTAACAAAAAGGCCACCTTTCGGTGGCTTATGCAAACTATATTTTACAATTTTTCAGATTCCAGAATGATACTTGTACCTTCTAAATGTTTTTTAGCCGCATCATTATCTAAGCGCTCCCGTTCAGAGACGGTTAAACGATAAGAAATCATGATCGATTTATTCTCATATTGTGGAACAAGCGTTATGCTTAAAGCATTAACATCCCACTGAATCCAAAAAGGCTTGTTTTCAGTTGCAACCTCAAGTGGATCTTCAGTTTTGGTAGAGTTGCCATACTTCGAGTGAAGTGCATCAATTAAAAAATCTTCTGTTGATTTTGCATCAGCATCATTCAATAAAGATTTTGATTTTATAATTACTTGGTACAATCCATTTTGATCAAAATAAAGTATGGCTTCAAATGGTCTTTTTGCCAAATCCACAGGCACTAGAACTAATGCTTTCAGTGATGATCCAAGCTTACTAAGCTCATCTTCCGTAGTTGGTTTTTCATGTTGTGGAAATAACGCTAATACTTTTTCAACGCTATCACCATACATGGCTCCTTTCCATAGCTCTTGTGCATTTAAAAAAAATGAACTAAAGCTCAATAGAATAAGAAAAATCACTCTCATATTATATCCTTATCACACTAAAAATATTAACTTTACCACTATGCCAACGACCTAACAGGCTGTAAAGAACTTAATCTTTATCACCTACATGCCTTACAATCATTCGAGTATTACGCTGCCAGTAACCACCGTAAACATCATTGCGACTTAAGCGTCCATATAGATGGTGTAAAACTTTTCCATCACCCACATACACAGCGGCGTGATTCACACGCTTACTTTGTATTTGCATTAAAAATACATCCCCGACTTGCAATTGGTCATTAACCTCAGCAAATCCAGCTTTAGCAAAATTATCCAAATACAGTTCTTCCTCACCCTCCCACCATCCGTCTTTACGTTCAAAGTTTGGCAATATGATATGTTTGGTTTCTTTATACCAGTCTCGTACGCAGCTGTAGCAATCCCATACTCCATGCACAAAAGGCCGACCTATTAACGGAGGGGCTTCACCGGTTGGTACTATTGAACGCAAATCACCTTCCGGCCAACTCATAATATGCCAAGGTAGCGAACTTGCCTCACACATAGCGATATCACGCTGACTAGGTTTACTCGTTGTATCTGGATGACTGTGACAAATACCGATGATATCGCCGCGGTCTTCAGCTGCTGCATATTCTTGGGCGGATATTTCAAACTGATCGACTTTGTTTACTGCCACATTATTGCATGGCATGTAGTGAGCTTTATTGCCTATGTTGATGATTAATCCACACGCCTCGTTTGGATAGCAGCTGATTGTATGCTGCTTAAATGCATGTAACAGTATTGGGTGCATAATAACCTACTTGGATAAACCATTTTTTGTGTCAGGATAATGGTTGTCGCTTATGTTTAACGGATAAGGCGAACACTTGGGAAACCGCCGTGGGGTAGTTCTTCGTTTTCGCCAAAGCGTTTAGTGCAACCGGCGATGGTGCCAGAACACTGATCTAGAGCAGGATTATCAGTTGGTAAATCTTCATCGGTAAACATAGCTGCACCGGTATAACTACAATCGGCACCACGGTATTCACCTCTTTGGCACCAGAAACAATAAGCGGTCATTTGCCGCCCAATTTTGTATCCTGAAAGATCTGCTGGGTTTGATAATTCAAACGATACGGTTTCGTTATCTTCGTTTACTTTTTTATCAATGTACCAAATTTCTATTGCTTCTTGAGTTGGATCCGCGTCCACGTTACCAATTTGAAAATTAGCCTCATCAAGATACTTTGACAGAGTTCTGTGAATAGTCACCTTGGCTTGCTCCATATTTTGAAAATACAAGCACATTGCACTAATACTCCCGTCTACGTTAGCGACCGTCAGCATTGGAGTACTTGGTGAACCATCTGAATTAACTTCTAGCCCTTCTAGTTGTGTAGGCCAGGCACTATATTCTTCACCTTGCCACCAAATTATCCGTGCGGGTAAGTCTGGTTGTGACATCTCAGTCTGGCTATATGGAATAGTGTGTGAATGAAATCTCAGGATATCAGCACCAAAAGCGGTACCGTCTATTTCATAAAGAATAACTTCATTACCAGGTTCTAACGTTTGAATGTCCGCGCTAAGCATTAACTGCCCCTTAAATTTTATCTGGGAACTAAAACAAAAACGGCCAGAGCTTTTGGCTCTGGCCGTTATCTAATAGTTGTTTATTTATTAAGTTTGGCTGGTTGCAGTAAAAAAACTCATTCTAAATGGAACCCATATAGCTTGAAACTCATCGATGTTTGCAGGAGTAAGCAATAATGTTTCTCCGCTGTCAAAGTTAAAGTTAATCGGTGTTCCACTTCGTACCAATGCCTCTACACTTGATAGCCCCCACATATCTTCTTTCGTTGCTGAACACTTCACACCATTAAACTCAATTCCCTCTAGCTTTTTGATTG